GAGGATCGCGGCGAGGTCTTCGGCCATGTACTTCGCGACGGCTGAGGTGTGGTCGGCCTCGATTTCCAGCATCTTTGCCGCCTCGCTCGGCAGCTTGGCCAGCAGTTCGGCCGCAGCTGCGATGCGACACAGGCGCAGGTAGTCGGCAAGGCTGATGACCTGGTCGCCGCGATCCACGGGGCCGGGTAGAACCGGCATGTGCCCGTTGTTGCTGGCCATCAGTTCACCCCGCCCGGATAGCTGTCGCCGGTACGCAGCCACTCGAAGAACCGGCTGGCCTCGCCCTTGGCGAGCAGGTAGACCACGGTTCCCGTCTGGATGCCCTCGGTGGCGGCGCGCTGCACATTCCGCGAGTAGTGAGCCGAGACGGTCGCGGCGGTGTCCGATTCGATGTGTATCAGTGCAAGGAACAGCATTCCACGCTGGTCGAAGGATGCGCGCAGGCCGACACCGGGGATCTGCGTTTCCAGCACGATGACTGGCCGCAGAGACGGCTCAGGAATTACGACATTGGAAGGGGGCGCCATCAGTGGACCGCCTTGTCGTCGGTGCTGGGCGCGCCGCCGCTGGCGTCACAGGTAGCGTTGTAGGCGGCAAGCACGTCGCCCAGGGTGATTGCGAGCGGGCACACACCGACGGCGAGCAGGCGGGTAATGAACGCCTGATACGCATCGTTGGGCCATTCGAGGGTGTCGGCGATCAGGCCGAAGGCGAGGGCAAGCTGACGCGCGGCAGGGTTGCCTGGCGTGGAAGGGGCACCGTGAGGCACGGAGACGTCTCCTGTTGACGAGATTGGAAACCTCGGCGAGACGTTTCTACGCGACGCACCGAGGGTGTCGGGAGGGTAGAAACCGGTCAACAGTCCGGCGGGCAGTTTTCCCCTTGCGGGTGTTGTATAGCTGCCGCCCTCCCGACGCAGGAAAGCGTCGGTGCGCACGAAAAGCAGGCGCAAAAAAACCGCGATGCTGACGGGCGCGGATACCGCTGTTGACTCGGAGTTTCTACGCTCCTTGCGGCAAATCCTGCTCCCCGTCCTTGGGGAAGTCAAGTAAAACTGTGTAGAAATGTGCGGATTGGTTGCAGCTACGGACAGGTTCATGCGGACGCCTGTGCAGCAGGGTGTGACGGCAGCACCACGTAGGCGCCGCCACGTGCAATGTGGGCGATGACCAGGGCGCGAAGCTCGGCGGCGTCGCGCTGCTTCTGCGCATACGACACGTATTCGACACGCGCCGGAGAGGTGACAAAGCTCGGCTCCATTGCCGAGGACCATCCGTCAAATTGAGTCTTGTGGCGCATCACAGGCGCAGCGCTCCCTTGCTGGCGCCATAGGACGCCAGGTCAGTTGGTTGTGGAAGGGGAAGGTGGTTCAGACCGAGGGCTGGTCGCCGTCGGGTGGGCAGGATTCGATTGCGTCGATCCAGTCGGTTTGCAGTTCGCCCTGGTCCTGCTTCCAGCGCGTCTGCAGCATCGTCCGCTGGTAGTTGGGTGTCGGCGGCAGCTCGCAGGCTGGAGCGCTGGGGAGGCCGCTGGGGCTGGCCACGTTGGTCAGTTCCGAACTGCCGGTGTAGGTCGCACCACACATGGGGTTCGGGCAAACGTAGGCGTCAGTACGCAGGAACGGGTGTTGCAACGCACTGGTGCGCTTCACCAGCTTCGCTTTGCAGGCGGGGCAGTGGAACACAGCGCGCTGTCCGACTGCGGCGTTCATGCCTTACCCCGTGCCTTCTTCGCCGTCTTGGTGGCCTTCTTCTTAACCGGGGCTTTGCCGGTGGTGTTCTTGGCCGTGCGAACGCGGGTGGAAACGGGCGAATCTGTGTGAGAATCAGGAACGGCTTTCATGCCGAGAGCGACAGCAGCATCGTGGGTCTTGCCGATCCGGCATTTGCTGCTGCTGCGCAGAGCGTTGTTCACGGCGTTTCGGTCCAGCCCGTGCTGCTCCGCAAAGGCGGACACGGACAGGCCGTTGTCGATGAGCCACTGCCGGGCTTGTTCGGCAGTGCGTAGCGCAGTGATACGTCGTTTGGCGTTCATTCCGTTTCCGCTGTGTATTTCTAAGCGGAATGGTGGTGAAGTTAACTGCACCTGTCAAGGGGAAATTGCGTGTCTGTAGGTATTCGCCTGAAAGAAGAACGGAAGCGGCTGGGTCTGACCCAGGAGGCCATGGGACTGGCCTGCGGTGTTGCCAAGCGCACGCAGATCCTGTTCGAGCAAGATGCACACCTTCCCGGTGGTGCGTATTTCGTTGCGGCCGATGAACTCGGCGTCGATGTGACCTATGTGCTGGTCGGCCGGCGTGATCGCCTTGCCGAGGCCGACGCGGATCTGCTCGATGCGTGGCGCAGTGCGTCGGCTTCGGCACGCTCGGCCGTCATGGCAGCGCTGCGTGGTGTTGCGGCGGCTACGCCGGCGGCGGCGCCCCGTACTTCGTTCGAGAACACCAGCATCGGCCAGCAGATCAGCGGTGACGTGGATCTGCGTGGGCAAAAGGTTGTTGTCAAGGCGCCTAAAGCATCAAAGAAGCCCAGCCGATAACGCTCACGCCGCGCTCTATTCAGGCCGTTAATCACACCGCATGATGCGCCCGCTGGGGGCGCGCAATACGGTGTAACGGACTATGAATTGCGGTGAAGATGTGAAGTGTGGCGTGGCGACGTGCGTGTGCAGTGGTCATACCGTGTTTGAAGGGGCCGTGATCGGCCAGGTGTTTACGGGTGACGTGCAGATGCAGTGCCCCCATGCGGAGCATCACCACGTCGCACCAGCAGAAACAGAAAGGGCGCCCACGGAAACGGGGCGCCCTTTGTCCACTGCACTACTGGCCTTGTCGATTTGGGAAGTCTCCCTGGCCCTACCGATTGTCGATGTTGCTGCAGGTTCCTCGCTGCCCAAGGCCGCGCTGTTCCTCGCCGCCGGTGTCGCGGTGCGGTACTTGAAGGCCAGCGTGATTCGCTGGGCTATTGAGCGTCTTCTGCGGGCGCGCTCTCGCCGCCACGCTCAAGCTCCAAGGCAGTGACGAAACCGCCGCTGCCGTCGATGGTGTGCGTGGCCTTGGCCACCAGCCAGTCGGTGCCGTCAATCTCCGGCTTGAAGCCACTGACGGTAACCGTCTGCTCCGGGTAGATGTCGGCTCGACCGATGGCCAGCCGATAGCTCAGCTGTGCGGTGCCTCGGTCCAACCGTTTGAACTCGGCGTCCGCGTGCTGCCGCGCTTCATCTGCAGTGGCATACGTGGCCTGCAGCTTCTTTTCGTTCTCGGACGTGCCCACCAGCACGCCCGTGCGACGCGCTGCCTTGCGGTCGCCCCAGTACGCGCGAACGCCAGTGAACTTCTCGCGGTCGGCAACGCTGTAGCGGTGCTGGTCGCCCGACGCGCGCGTGATCCGCACGCCAGGCAGCGGCTGGCCGCTGGCGGTGGTGCCTGCTCCGATGGGCGCAAAGATCAGCGTTCCAGCCTTTACCGTGGCCACGGCGTCGAAGCGCTTCCCAAGCCGCGTCAGCAGGTTGATGTCGCTCTCGTTGGCTTGGTCGAGGTGGGCAATCGCGACGCCCGCCAGATCCGCGGCCACGGATGCGCGCAGCGAATGCTCGCCGGCAATGGCGCCGAGAATGTCGCCCAAGGTGGTGTCGTGCCAGCTGCGTTCGCGGCGGCGGCGAACGGCTCCGGTCAGGTCGGCCGAGCGGGCGCGAATGGTGATGATGTCCGGGGAGCCGCTGTGTTCCACGTCATCCACCATGAAGGTGCCCTTGTCGAACATGCCGCTGCCCTCGTAGCCGATGGCCACCTGCAGGGTGACGCCCCGGCGCGGCAGGGCAAGCATCCCGTCATGGTCATGCACGCGCAGATCCACCTGATCGGCTTCGTCGCCACGGCTCTCGGTCAGCGACAGATCGAGCAGGCGCGGCGCAAGCCGGGCTGTCAGATCCTGGCCATCGAGCATCACCCGCCACGCGGGGATCGGGTACGGACTGGCCCTCATGCGATGGCCTCGCTGGCGCCATCGTCGTCGCGTTCCAGCTGCATCTGGAAGTCGATCAGGCGCGGCGTGCCGTCGCTGAACAGTTCGCGCCGCGTCTCGCTGAGGCTGGTCAGCAGGTACGCGCCGTAGACGCGCCCGGTGCCCTCCACCAGCGCCTGCGGTTTGCCTTGGTCGGCCAGCTCGCGCAGCTTGTCCAGCACCTGCAGATCGTTCACCAGCTCGCCGGCGATGGTGCCCT